CGACTCTGATTACAAAGGATCAGAGCAACAATGATGTTCAGATCAACCTGTGGCAGCAGAATATGTTCGCTGTCCGTGCGGAGTTTGAAGTCGGGTTCAGGGCTGATACCGAATGCTTCAATGCCTTCACGCAGGCAGCATCCGGAGCGACAGGAGCGACAGGTGCAACAAACGGCTGATAATAAGAGGGCCATTGTATGAAGATCTTGATTGCAGTACCGACATTCGAAAATATCTATCCGGATACTTATAAGGCCATATGGGATCTGGACAAAGGCGGACACGATGTTGTGTTTGAGTTTATCAGAGGCTATGACTGTGCTACAGCACGAAACCGGATCGCACAGAGAGGACTCGATATTGAGGCTGATTATGTGCTGATGATTGATAACGATGTGGTGCTGCCAAAGGA